CCATCTTACGAATAGCATCTCTTTGAGCATCTGCATCTTCCATTTCCTTACGTTTAAATTCAAGGTACATTTCATGTTCACGATCATCAACTATACCATCACCATTTGTATCAGCCGGGTGATGGGCCGGGGTCTTGTTTTCCTCTGCCATTTTCGTACTCCGCGAGAATTATGTTAGCAATTTCTATTGCACGATCATAACCATTGCGCAGACGATTTGACCTAAAGCCATTCTCTGCGAACCACTTTAGGGTATTTATACAAGAGCCGGAGCCTGACATGTTAAAATCCGAGGAGATGTCCTCGAACTCTGTTCTTAGATTCATTAACTGCATATGATTCATTCATATCTCTCCTTCATTGCTTCAAGTAATTCCCATTCAAGATATTCAATATCATCTTCGTTACACTGAAAACGAATACCGATACCACCAGCATCTCTCCACTGTTTGATGTTTTGTGGTTTATCGTCAATCAGAATATTCGGAAGATTGTCTGTACCCATCCAAACGTACTTATGTTTGTTGGCTGTAAAGATACAGTTGTCAACATCTTCAGGCATAAAGCCCCATTTCTGTAGCCAATTGCGTTTGTGATAAGCTGAATTGTATTCGTCACCGCGAAGAGGTGAAGAGCAGATACCCCAATTAATCTCGTTATCTGTAGCAATTTGTTTTACAAGATTTACGATCTGAATTGATTCCGATCTACGATCTTGTTCACCGAATACAGGAATACGAGCAAAGAAGTCTGTACCTTTAAGTTCAGCAAAGACAACCTCTTTAAAGTTCAGACTTTTCCAGTGATCTACACCGAATTGTCTTTCGATACCACCAAAGAAGTCAGCGATTACGCCATCCATATCTAAAAAAATCATTATGCAATCTCCTTCATATCTTGTTGGATTTCATCATATGCTCTTACAGCATATAAAAATAAATATGCTTGTTTTTTTATGGAAGGATAGCGTACTGCTGCTTTTTCTACAAATTCCTGTCTTGGAATATTGTAGTATTCACAAGCAAAATCTTGTGCCTTTAGGATTTCATGTTTCATAATATAAGCTCCTCAGTTAGTTACATAACTATTATATCATACTTTTGGCACAATGTAAACAAAAAAATGCATTTATTTGAAAAAAAGTTGCCTGCGATCATATTCGGCCTTGGTGTCCAACAACAACTCTGTATAGTTGTCCCTGTGTTCCTTGAATACCAATGGTTCATGACCATCAACATCCATGACTACCACCGTGTTCGTGATCGGCATACCAGTGCGTTCCTCAAACATAATGGCATACGCAGACATCTGAGCAAAATAGTTGGAAATGTATTCCTTTTTCTTAACTCTGCGAGATGTTTTGAAGTCGACAATTGACGGTACACCATCAAACTCCGCTATACAATCACAACGACCAGCCATGCCAAGATGGCGACTATAAAGAGCAGTTTCGAGGCCAAAGATTTTTCCGATAGATTTATCAAGAATTGGCCGCACATTCTCAAGGCTTTGCCTAATATGTGGGAGATAGTTTGTTGTATCTTCATTCTTTAAATACCCTTCGATAATAGAATGTACAAGAGTACCGCGACCAGCAGCTCTAGTACTAATCTTATTAGCTTCCTCTTCCCCAACTCTGGATCGCCAGGCTCTAATTGAATCTTCACTGAGAATACTTAATACTGTTGTGACACTAGGATAACTAGTACCATCAGGAGCAAGGTATACCCGGCCAGTTTTCCTTGTGTCTGCAACCAAATCATCATATCCGATATCCAGTTCCACATGTTCAAAAACCCTCTTCATAGTTTAGATATCCTTTTAATACTTCAACGTCAAATTCAACATCATGAAAAAATGCCAAGGCACAAACTTGGTCGTGTGTATATTCCATCACTGCAGCACTATTGTTTTCATAATCAAACATAATGTAGATAACACCATCCACAGTTTCATTTATATTTTCAACCAGGCGAATCTTAGTCGTGCCGGCCATCATTGGCACGAGACCCTCTCTGTAATAAAAATTCTTCAGTGTATCTTCATGTGATGAGTTACATATTATTGGCTTTTCATGCCATTGATCACCAGCTGCAAACAAATCACTAGTACTTATTGCCATTAGCACAAGGCCTGTCGCAATGATTGCAAATATCCATTTTACAATATTCATTATTTCATTCCTAACATTTCCTTCGTCATGATATAATCACGAAGAAAGTCTGATCTTACAATGTCCTCCCAACCAAAAGTAATCACACTAAAATTCTTTAGTTGTTCTATGACCCGTAAGAATCTTTGGATACCATTCCTTTCAGCCTCATCCTTAAAGTCTGACTGATGATAGTCTCCACTAAATATGATCCTGCAATTATTACCTACACGTGTGATGACAGAATCAAGCTCGTGAAAATTAAGATTTTGCATCTCATCCACGATGATCACAGCATTGTCTATTGTAAGTCCTCTTATAAACGATGTTGTGATAAACTCTATTTGATGGTTATTTACCATCTTGTTATATGCGGCATTGTCATTAAATAGTTCATAACAGATTGCCTTGTAGGGTGTTTCAAATACCTCTTTCTTTTCCTCTACCGTTCCAGGTAGGTAACCCATATCCCTTGTCGGTACTACCGACCTGACAATAATGACCTTATTATAAGACGTCTCTCGCTCGAGAACCGATTCCAGTGCAAGGTATAACGCAACAAAAGTCTTACCAGTACCAGCAGAACCAGCAAGGATGAGATTCTCTCCATCATCCCATGCATCAAATGCCTTTTGTTGGTTATCAGTCTCTGGATTGCAATCAAAAAGGTCTTCATATTTTACCGTCGCCTTACTACTCATTCTCATCAACCCACTTTAGCTCTTGTATAATTCGCATGTACCAATGTTTATCATAATCATCTTGTGCAAGTTTTAGATCTTGTTTTAATTGTTTGATACGAATTTGTATGTATTCAGATTTTGTCTTACCTTTACCGCGCCTCATGTCTTGATGGTGTTCCCACTTCCAGATCCCTTCTTGATCTTACCCAACAGGTCATTCCACTCACCACCAGCGCGTCTTAGATTTGACACGGTGTTACTGGCAAACTTTGGTGGCACAAGGACGCGCTCTATGTCATCATCCTCCAACATTTGGGCAAGGTCATCAAACTTGATATTTACATCAAACACTTCGTCCGTAGATTTCCTACGCAGCGTATAAACGGGCATTCCACCACTCCGGTTGTTCACGTCTGGTCCATTCCATCTTGAACCGATCTTGTTTAGTATGATAGAACATACGATATGATTTTACAGGGTCATCTGGAAACATACATTCTGGATTGGATTTCATAGCCAATTTGAAAGGAGTCATTGGTCCATCTGGTATGTTTCTAGGTGGTGCCTGTATCTGCCAAAGAAGTTCCCTTGTAGTCTTTGTATTCTTATAAGGTTCTTTCTCTGTTGCATACCTATATGTATACTCGTCACAAAGGGCCTTTAGATGTTCCCAGTGCCAACGATAATTGGCAGAACTCTCCATTGTCCATACAGTGCAAGGATGTTTGTGATGAACGGCTTTGTAGTAACATAGTTCGGCCTCTAGGTCATTGTATGGACCTTCGTATAGGTCATAGTAGTCAACCATGCGTTTACCGGACTTGGATGGCTTTTTCATCTTTTTACCATCCAACATACGATGAGCAGTTGACAACATTTGGCCGGACTCAACAATCATCTTTACAACATGTTTATCACATTGCATTTGAGCCGCAATAACTGGATCTTGATGTAAAACAAAAATATTCATAGTATAGGTACCACCTTCCCTCAATCAATAACTATATTATTATAACACATAATCCAGATCTTGTAAACAACTAATTTAAGCTGGTTTCAAATCTCCTATGGTTTTTAGTACAAAGTCTCGTTTCTTAAGAATCTTCTGTGCTCTTTGGGGAAATCCCTTCTTCTCTAGCTTACGTGCATAGATCTCGAGTTCTGCAGAATCTTTTTCTAAACGTTCTATTTGAGCTAATACCATTAGTAGTTTTCCTATGAAAAAAGAGCATATGCGAATGCATACACTCTTGGTTAGTGTTAAAAGAGAATTGTTATTTTTAGTCGCGCAACAGACCAGGGAAGGCCTCCTGTACTACGGGTCTTGTTAGACCCTTTGGGGTTTTCTTGTTGACCATATCAATGACCAACTTGGCATCCTCTGGGTGAATACCCTCAAGCATACCTATGAATATTCTTTCACGTTTAAACTTAGGCATTTGATTACCTTTACCACCCACGGCAAAGTAAGCAAACTTTGTGTTTTCTCTTAGAAGATTTGCAGGATGGTTGTGTGGTTCAGATGCTGTATATGGTGGTGCACCTTCCGGTAAATCCCACTTAACAGTAGTATCCATTGAACCACGGATTATGTCCTTTAATGCCCAGGTTTCATTCTGTTTCAATACTTTAATTTTGTCTGCCTTTGTTTTAGCTTTTGCAACATCAGACAGAACCTCAAATACATATTTAGCCATTATATCAGTTCCTCTACGGATTCAATCATTTGTTTCATACCTTTATTTATAAGATAGGGAAACACTTTACCCTTGTTATGCCAAGGATCTTGTGAATTAAATTCTTCAATAATTTGACTTTTTAGTCGGTCAGGAGTTTTGGTTAGGTCAATGAGTGTTTCATTACGACAGTAGTTACGATACCAGGATGCGGCATAGAGTAACTCACCATCTGCAAGGTCCTCCTTGAATGCCTCTTTTTTCTTTTTGGATAATGGTGTCTGTCTACGACCATCCACAAATACGTCATCGTCTGATAAAACATTTGGTACGCCGTCACCTGCATCACCGGTAAGGATCTTTTCAATTAGGTTGATCTTTGGGTTGTCATCCACAACTGGTTTCTTAAGTAATGGTGAGAATTGTTTTACGTTAGGATATTGTTGCAGTTGTTTGAAATCATGGTCGGCTGACACAATCATTATATCCTCGTATTGACCAAACTCTTGTGAGTTTGCAGCCAATGTGCCGATGATATCATCTGCCTCACATTCATCAATCTTAATAACCTTGTATGGAAAGTTTTCCTTGATTTCCTCTTGTACCATATGTAGGATACGGAAGGCCTCTTGCCAATCAAAACCGGAATCATCACGGCTTTTCTTACGATTGGCTTTGTACTGAGGATAATAATTCCTACGCCAGTTGTTACCGGCATCAATGGCAAGAACAACCTCACCATATTGTTCCTTGAACTTTGTACGATACATACGAATTGAGTTGATCATCATATGCCGTAACATACTCTCATCATTCACCTTATTAACAGCAATGGTGGCAATTGCAATACCACTGAAATCAATTAATATCATTATATAGCTCCTTGGTAGTCTTGTTTATATCTATTTACGGATTTCTGAAACAGTGTTTCTGAGTAACTATCTTGTTTCTGCCAAAATTTTATTTTACGGTTACAGATGTCCAATTCACGCGCGGCCTGGACTTTTTCCTTACCACGGTCACTATTTGTAAGTATAAATTTTAGAAAAAAGTAGTTCTCTAGATGTTTTTCCAACATTTTATTGGCATTACATTTGGTGGGATTGAATGATCCTGTAAATTTTTTACCCTCGTCATAACAAAAGAACATGATGTAGCTCCATAAATTTCCATTATGGTATATTATATCACATTCTATTCGAAATGTAAACCCCTAATATGTTTGCTATGAATTTTACAGCCGATGAATTCGTTGTAATAGTCATCTCTTAATAAGACATCGTGATCGAATTGAAGCTTGGCCTCATAATAAGACATCTCACCCTTGGTCTTACAGAAGTGTAGAATCTCTCGTTTATAGTTCTCTATTCCTTTAGATTCGACCAGTCCTTGTACTTCCTTGTTTGAGCCAAAGTACTTCTT